GCAAATCTTTTTGTCCTACGTCGTGACATTAGCGCTTTTCCTCGGGCTTTGCGTTTTGCTTGACACAGCCAGCTCCTCGGCGCCGAAAGCCCTGACGGCGATTGTAGGCTGGCTGATTTTGCTTTTCCCCGTCTTGCTCGCGGCGGGGGCCTTTTACTTTATATGGAGTGCGTGATGAAACGAGAAGAACTTTTGGCCATGGCCGAGAAGGCTATCAACGGAGACCGGGCTCGCGACTACGGCGATGCGTATGAGAACTTCAGCCGGATTGCTGCAGGCTGGAGTGTGATCCTTGAGAATGCAGCTGAGGATGTGAGTGACCTGCGCCCGGAGCGCGTCGCTTTGATGATGTGCTGGCTCAAGATGTGCCGGTTGCTGAATGATCTTGCCCATCAGGACTCCTGGGTGGATCTAATCGGCTACGCCGCCCTGGGCGGTGAGCTTGCTGAACGGAGCCTCAAGGAAGACGAGGCCGAGGCGTTACTAGAGGAGAGTGAGTGATGGCAACTAAAAAGCCTGGGCGGAAGCCCGTACTGCGTACTAAGATCGAACGCTACATTGCGAAGCACCCCGATGCTAAGCCTGCCGAGGTGGCGGAAGCCTGCAACTGCAAAGTGGGCTACGTCTACACGGTGAGGAACAAGCTGAGGAAAGAGGACGCCCTGCCTGTGGTTGAACCACCGGCCCCCGAGCCGAACTTTCTGCAACGGCTAAAGATGTTTGTCCTTATGGTTATTAAAGGGAAGGAGATCGACCCGTGAACACCTACGGCCCTGGCATTACCGACACCATCCGGCGTGTGGCTGACTACCAGCAAGCGCATATCGCTTACATGCCAGGGCATGGGCTCCACGCCCATCGGGTGGTGGTCAGCGGAGTCGGGGATGTATTTGAAATCAAGAACGACTTCGACCTCAACAAAGCCCTGAACAAATTACACAAACGACTTTATGAGAGAGACTGATGCCCGGAATAGTTACGATTGATATGGAGACACACTACGACCAGCACTACTCTCTAAGTAAGATGACCACTGAGCAGTATGTGCGCGACCCCCGCTTTGAAATCATCGGAGTGGGGGTGAAGATGGACGACCATCCCACGGACTGGTACAGCGGGGACGACTTCGGTTCTTTCCTCCGGTCCATGGACTACAGTGACAAGGCAATTCTTTGTCACAACACCGCCTTCGACGGCGCCATTCTGTCCTGGCACTTCGGCATTAAACCGAAGCTATGGCTGGATACGCTGAGCATGGCGAGGCCCCTGCATAAGATCGAAGTGGGCGGTTCCCTCAAGGCCCTGGCTGAGTTCTATAACCTGGGTGCCAAGGGGGATGAGGTGGTCCATGCCAAGGGCAAGCGCCGAGCGGACTTCACACCAGAAGAACTTGATCGTTATGCGTCGTACTGTGTGCAGGACGTTGACCTAACCTACGCCCTGTTTAAGAAGCTGCGGCCCCAGTTGTCCGCACGGGAGCTGGTGGAGATTGACCTGACCCTACGGATGTACACGGAGCCAGTCATCGAGCTGGACACGACACGCTTACAGCAACATCTTGATGCGGTGAAGGCCAAGAAGGCTGCGCTGCTGGACAAGCTGGGTGGTGAGGAGAAGGCCAAGTCCATCCTCATGTCGAACCCGAAGTTCGCAGCGCTACTGGATGCGCTGGGGGTGACGCCGCCCACCAAGATCAGTCCCAAGACCGGGAAGGCAGCCTACGCGTTTGCCAAGACGGACAAGGGCATGACGGACCTACTGACCCACGAGTCGGCAGCGGTGAGGGCCGTGGCAGAGGCCCGCATGGGGGTGAAGTCCACCATCGAAGAGACCCGCACGGAAGCTCTCATGGGTGTGGCAGAGCGGGGGCGGTTGCCCATCATGCTCAACTACTACGGTGCTCACACGGGCCGGTTCAGCGGCGGGGATAAGCTGAACCTGCAAAACCTCCCGAGCCGTGGCAACAACGCCATACGGCAAGCACTGTGTGCGCCGCCGGGGCACAAGATCATGGCCTGCGACCTGTCGCAGATCGAAGCACGGATGCTGGCGTGGCTGGCTGGGCAGGACGATTTAGTCGAGGCGTTCCGTCAGGGGCGGGATGTGTACTGCGAGTTTGCATCCGATGTCTATGGCAGGACCATAACAAAGGCAGACAAGTCAGAACGATTTGTGGGTAAGACTGCCGTGCTGAGCCTGGGTTACGGCGCCGGGGCAGAGAAGTTCCGTGAAATGCTGCGCATCCAAGGTGGTGTGAAGATCGACGAGAACGAGGCCCAGCGGATCGTCCGCCTGTACCGCCAGAAGAACCACAAGATCGTGGGGCTATGGGAACGCTGCAACAACGCTCTGAGTGCCATGACCTCGGGGCTGGAAGGTTCGCTGCACGAGACAATAAGTTACGACCACGAAGGCATAACACTGCCCAACAAGTTGCAGATTAAGTACCCCCTGCTGCGTCGGCAGGCCAACGGCTTTGAGTACGTCAACGATCCCCGGCAGTTCAAGAAGGCAGTGAAGTCCCGGCTCACGGGCAGTGGCGAAGAGGCTGCGTGGATCAAAATCTACGGCGGCAAGATGGTGGAGAACATCGTCCAGGCCCTCGCAGCCCTGGTAATCCGAGAGCAGATGGTGGCGGTCGCCAAGACAGGAGTGAAGGTGGCCTTCCAAGTCCACGATGAATTGGTAATGGTTGTGCCTGACAACGAAGTAACGCAACGGGAAGCACAAGTAGTTGCCATTATGTCTACGCCCCCGGCCTGGGCACCGGACCTGCCGGTTGAATGTGAGTGCGCAGTGGCAGATAACTACGGCGACGCCAAGTAAGCTGGTATACTTGGCACTCCAGACGATGAGGACCGCAAGTTGACCACTTGCGGCGGTGACCTATGCGACTAGCACACTCGTATTCCGCGATTAAACTTTACGAAAACTGCCCGCTGCGCTACTACCGGCAGCGTGTGATTAAGGATGTGGTGGACGAAGGGGGTGAGGCGAGTAAGTACGGCGAGCGTATCCACGAGTTTCTGGAGAAGCGCCTTGCCGAGAACGCCGAGCTACCTCAAGAGGCAGAACGCTACGAAGTGCTTTGCCAGTCCGTCGAGAAGATGGCCCGAGGCGGTGAGCTGCACGTTGAGAAAGAACTTGTGCTGACCGAGAACCTTGAGCCCACCGGGTGGTGGGACAGCGACGCATGGCTACGGTCCAAGCTGGACGTACTGATCGTCAAGGGCGACACGGCTGTGGTTATGGACTGGAAGACTGGCAAGCGGTACCCAGACTTCTTTCAGCTTAGTCTCTTCGCTGCGCAGACCTTCAAACATTTCCCCGAGGTAAAGAAAGTGAAGACCTCACTCGTGTGGCTCAAGTCCATGTCCATGGACACGGAGCAGTACAGCAGGGAGCGAGTGAACGAGCTGTGGGCGGACATCATGGGAAGAATCCGCAACATTTACAAGAGCTTAGAGCATGACAACTGGCCTGCCAAACCCAGTGGGCTTTGTCGGTTCTGCCCGGCGCGGCACGATTGTGATTTTGCTAAGGTCTAACACTTGACAATCATGTAAAGCGAGGTATTATGGGAGCCCTGACCCCGGAAGCGAAGGTCAAACGGAAGGTTACAGCAGTTCTGAAGAAGCACAAGTGTTGGTACTTCTTCCCCGCCAGCAACGGCTTTGGCCGAGCTGGTATACCCGACATCATCGCCATCGTCGATGGCATCTTTGTTGGGATTGAGTGTAAGGCTGACGAAAAGAAACAGCCCACTCAACTGCAAGTGCAGTGCGGAGAACAGATAGAGGCAGCGGGCGGGAAGTGGTTTCTCGTCCGAGGCGCCGATGAACTGGAGGCCCTTGAGGCTTACATTCGGCTGAGGTAAGACAACATGCTGGTAGTTGAGAAGGCGAAAGCCATCGCCTTGAAGTTGAACAATCCCAACCGGGTGCTGGAAAGCATACCCACGGCGAAGCCCCTGAAGAAGTACGGGGACAACATCGTGGTGGCACCACACCGGCTGGATGAGGTGCGCGTCCTACGCAACCTGGGTATAGAAGTCCCCTCGCCGATCCTGCACTACTACGATTGGCCGGGGCAGTTCACGCCCTTCGATCACCAGCGGCAGACCGCTGCGTTCCTGACGCTCAATCAGAAAGCACTTGTGCTGAATGACATCGGCACGGGCAAGACGCAGAGCGCCCTGTGGGCAGCGGACTATCTGATCCGCAGCAAGCAAGTTAAGAAGGTGCTCATCATCAGCCCTTTGTCCACCCTTGAGCGGGTGTGGGGCGACGGTATCTTCACGGGGCTGACCCACCGCAAGTTCGTGGTGCTCCACGGTACGAGCCAGAAGCGCAGGAAGCTGCTCCAGAAGGACGTTGAGTTCTACATTATCAACCACCACGGGTTCCCCATCATCGCCGAGGATGCGGAGGGGATGTTCGATCTGGTGATCGTGGATGAGGCAGCGGAGCTGCGCAACCCAGCCACTCGCCGGTTCAAACTGTTCCGCAAGTGGATGAACAACAATCCCAAAACTCGTTTGTGGTTGATGACCGGGACGCCGACGCCGAACGCACCGACCGATGCCTGGGCTCTGGCCCAGCTCGTGAACAGCCCGCACTGCACAAAAACTTACACTGCGTTCCGCGAACAGGTGATGCAGAAGATTGGCCAGTGGAAGTTCATCCCCCGGCCTGAGTCCATGGAGATCGTGAAGAACGTGCTGCAACCTGCGGTGCGTTACACCAGGGACGAGTGTTTCGATTTGCCAGACACCATCATCCAGACCCGGAAGGTGGACATGACCCCCGAGCAGGCCAAGCACTACAAGGCCATGCTCCGACACCTCATCACGGAAGCGTCTGAGGCGGGGACGATCACTGCTGTGAACGAGGCAGTGAAGATGCAGAAGCTGGTGCAGATTGCCTGTGGCGTAGCCTACGGGGATGACGGCCAGAACATTGAGATTGACTGTGGACCCAGGGTGAACTTGGTCAAGGAGGTGATCGAAGAGGCAGGAGAGAAAGTGATTTTGTTCGTACCGCTGACGGGTACGCTGAAGATGTTGGAGAAAGAACTTGCCAAGCACTGGAGTGTGGGTGTCGTGAACGGTGCCGTGTCATCGTCGCAGCGCAACCGCATCTTCAAGAACTTTCAGCAAGAGCGAGACCCCCACATCCTCATCGCCCACCCGGCAACCATGTCCCATGGTCTGACCCTAACAACCGCATCCACGATCATTTGGTACGGCCCGATCAACAGCAACGAACAGTATGTTCAGGCAAACGGGCGCATCGAACGTATCGGGAAGAAGAAGGTTTCCAATGTGATCCACATTGAAGCCACGGACCTTGAGCACATGATGTTTGAGCGGCTGCGCAACAAGCAAAAGATGCAAGGCTTACTGCTCGACCTTATCCAAGAACAAACAAAGAGGTGACAACTCATGGCAGTAAATACGGATGATGTCGTGGCGGCCTACATGAAGCTGCGACGGCAAAAGGAACAGATCGAAAACGAAGTGAAGGACCGCACCAAGGCCATCAAGGAAAAGATGGACAAGCTGGAGGCGTGGCTCAAAACGCAGATGGATGAGCAGGGCTTGACCTCGGTTAAGACCAAGCATGGCACTGCCTTCCTGACGACCACGGACTACGCCAACGTCGCTGACTGGGATGCGATCCTTGAGTTTGTCAGAAAAAACGATGCTTTTGAGTTTCTGGAGAAGCGCATCAGCAAGATCGCTGTGCGTGACCACATCAAGCAGCACAAGAACGTACCACCCGGTGTGAACTACGGCACCAAACTGAACGTCAACATTCGCAAAGCTGCCCCGGCAGCAGACACTGAAGACTGAGGAGTCTCTCATGAGCAACCTAGTACCTGTGAACGTCCAAGTCCCGGCACACTTGATGAAGCATGTCGGCAAGCCCTCGGCTCTGGCTCAGTCCCTGAGCAGCGGCCTCGGTGGTGACGCCCCGAGCTACCCTCGCATTTCCATCAAGGGCGCCCGCTTCCGCATCGTGGAAGGGGACAGCGAGACCGTGCTCGACCAAACTTCTTTGGACGTTGTGATCGTGGGCGCCAACCCGCGCCTGTCCAAGACCTTCTATGCCAAGGCGTGGAACCCCGACGCCGAGCCGACCGGCCCTGACTGCTACTCCCTGGATGGTGTGAGCCCGCACCCGGAGTCCCCGGAACCGCAGAACGACCTGTGCGCCTCGTGCCCGCAAAACGCATGGGGTTCCAAAGTGACGCCGCAAGGGCAGCAGATCAAAGCCTGTGCGGACCAGAAGCGCCTTGCTGTGGTGGCTGCCGAAGACCCGACCGGGCCTGTCTATCTGCTGCAGGTGACGCCCGCTGCGCTCAAGGGTCTGAACCAGTACCACAAAGAACTTTCTGTGCGGGGCATTCCCCCCGAGATCGTCAAGACCAAGGTGTCTTTCGACACGGATGCCAGCTTCCCGAAGTTGAAGTTTACTTTTGGCGGCTTCATCGACGAAGATACGCAGAGCGCCGTAGACAAGCTGTTCGGCACTGAGCAAGTGCTTGAGATCACCGGGGAGGCAGCCCCCAAAGTTGCAGAAGTGCCACCGGCCCGACCTGCCCCAGTCAAACCGAAGCCCGTGGAGGAAGAACCTGTCGCTGAGGCCCCTGCTCCTGCCCCTGCACCCGAAGAGGCAGCTACTCCGAAGCGCGGTTTCGGTTCTAAATCTGCTGCCCCCAAGGCAGCCCCTGAGCCCAAGGCTGAAGCCCCCAAGGCGAAGCCCAAGGCTGCTGTGAGTGAGGACGCGTCGTCCCTGGCGGACGAGATTGCGGACTTGCTCGGGGAGGTAGACGCCGATGACTGATAAGCCCGGCCTTGACTTCAGCAAAGTTGAGGCCCTGCGCAAGCACCTCATGCTCACCACGGCAGATATGGCTAAACTCCTTGGTGTTTCCCGCATGACGTACTATGGTTGGGTGAAGGGCAAGGCGATGCGCAAGGCCAACGATGTAATGGTCCGGTCTATGCTTCGCAAGCTGCTCGCCGTCATCACAGAGCAGGGCTGGCCTTCGCCAGAAGTAATCGCCATGGAGTCTAGCCAGCGGCTCCAACGACTCAGAGAAACCCTTGGGGTGGAGGAGGAGCCCCAGCAAGAACCGGAAGTGGAGACTACCGACAACTGAAACAGGGCGGGAGGGGGCAACCCCTCCCTTCAGGCAGGGGCATTATGGACACGTTGAGCTTTCTTCAACGGGTTCTACCAACGGAAGGCTTCTATGTTGTAACGGTCATCAATGAAGATGGCCCACGACAGGGCTACTTTCCCACCGTAGAAACCCTAGCAAAAAGCGCGCTGAGCTTAGACCAGCGTGGTAACAACACATATTTTGCAATCTCATCGTTCATAGAAAAGGGGAACCGGAAGCAAGAAAACGTGCGAGCCACCAAGGTCATCGCACTGGATGTTGACTGTGGAGAGGACAAGCCGTTCCCATCATGGAAGGAAGGACTGAAGGCGCTGCTGGCGTTCGTCGAAGCCCAGTCCCTACCCAAGCCCATGATCGTCCACTCGGGCAACGGCCTACACGTTTACTGGGTCTTGACGGAAGAGCTTGCGCCGGAGCAGTGGAAGCCCCTGGCTTCTGCCATGAAGGCGGCTGCGCTCGACAAGGGCTTTGAGATTGACCCGGCGGTACCGGCGGACAGCGCCCGCGTACTGCGCCCAGTGGGGACCACCAACCGGAAGAACGGCGCCACGGTAAAGCTGCTCATAGACGCTGACCCTGTGACCCCGGACGTTCTTACCAGTTCCTTGCTTGGTTATATCCGAGCGGTTCCACAGAAAACACGACACACGACTGAGAGCAAGTTATCACAAGCCTTGGCAGTGCAGACGGACTTACCTCCTGCCATCGCCAGCGTGGTGATGCAGAAGTGCCAGCAGATCAAGTGGGCTACGGAGAACCAGACAGAAGTTCCTGAG